TATTTTACTCAATTATTGAGAGATAATTGGCCTTCAACATCGGTTATGGATTCGACTTTAGGAATTGCCGCCGCCCATAGAATTAAACCAACAATTCTTGATATTCGTAATTTATCTTCGGGTGGTTCAACTGATGGAACAACTGGTAAAGTTAGTCGAGGTCAAGCAAGACAATATTCACTTGTAAATAAACTAAGTCCGGCAGTGGGTTCTGCTACTTCTTCCGACCTAATTATAGTCTTTGAAGATGGGCAAGATATAGAATATCCTACTATTGATTGGTCGGTAAGGAATGAAAATTATAACCTAACGGCGCACATTAGAACTATTTCGGCTGGTGATACAAGAGCCGCTGATAATATGTATGCACATGATAGGTTGCAAAGCATCTATAAGTCTCTTCGATACACGATAGAATCAGTGAGGAAAGGCGCAACAGTTACGATTGGAAGCGACTCTTTAAAAATGAACCACATTATATTAGGGGGCAGAACTGAATCTAACAATAAGGCGAAAAGATTATTGGGATATAAAGTAAATGTAACAATGAAAAAATTCGCCATTTCCGTGTAGGTATGTAAGTAAAAAGGTGAAGAAATTATGGCAGTAAATGAAGATATATTTGTAGGTAGTGGAGCAAACTTAGCGTTTGTTCCTGAATTGATATTTAGTGATTATATAGATGCGAGTGAATCGGATGAAAACACAGTCACTATGTTGGATTTACATTCAGCAGATATAGAATTAGTTCCTAATCTGTATAAAGGATGCACAGTGGAATTATTTGATTATGATTTGGGTGTATCTTCAATACACGTTATTACTTCAAATACTACAACTACTTTTGATTTTAGTCCGGACCATGCTTTTTCTGGTGGTTTTGAGGGTGATAGTGACTGGTTTCATATTCATCCTTATGGCGCACCATGTCCTGCTAAAAGAGTTGCTTCAAACTCTTTAAAATTAAATGCTGATAATTGGATGGGAATTGTTGAAACTGCTACTTTTCCTAATACAGAAATAGAAATGAAACAGATGAATTTATCATTAGGTGGAACAAGAAATTTCACTTATCAATACAAAGGGATGGAAACATCCAGCGGTGGAAATATTAGTTTAATTGCTAATCATGGTGCTTGGTTATATTACGCTTTAGGAAAATGCACAGGGGTTAAATTAACTTCTGTATCAGGTTCAACTGTTCCTGCAAATAATCTTTTAGCAGAATCGGGAACAACAAATCAAGTTTATTTTGATACAGAAGATACAGAAGATACAGAATGGGATGGTTCTACTGCTGAAGACGGCCATCTTTTTCAAGGTCCGATATTTTATCGAACTGCTGGAGATACAACATTAATGCCCCCTGTTGTTATTGGTATTGATACCCCTGCTCAATTAAATAAAGTAACTGTATCAACTTTTCCAAGCGGAATAATAGATGAAGCAATTACATATACATTTGCTGAGGCGAATGGGGCAGATTTGCCTTCATTTTCACTTGAACATAGTATTGCTAAAACGACTAATACAACGGCTACTCAAGGAACTACTACTGAAACTGAAACATTAGTTAGAATTGCTAGAGGAAATCGTGTTAATACTTTAACAATGACGGCTAATGAAAATGAAGAAGTTAAAATGACTATGGATTTAAACACTAGAACTGTTGATTATATTAATGATTTAATTACTGTTACTGACGGTTCAGTAGTTTATACCCCAAGAAATGCCGTTACTACTGATTCATCTTTGTTTAATTATAACAGTAATGCAGAAGCATTAGAACCATTTTTCTTTTCTAGTGGGTTATTCCAATGTTTCGGACAAACTTTCTTAAAGATTACAAATTTAACTTTGACTATTAATAACACTTTAACTGATAAAAGATTTGTAGGTATTGGTAGTAAAGCCATTAAAGATGGAATGCCCGCACAAAGAACTTATGAAATTGCGTTTACTGCAATGGTTACAGATGATAAATTATTTCAAGAATTATTGAACAATAGTGAAGATTTAGGAGCAACTAACCAAATAGTATTACAATTTGATAAAGATAGTAATGAGCAAATTCTACTTAATTTCCAAGATTATTTCTTATCTACTGCTACTCTTACTGTTCCAGATGATAAAGGCCCAATTACAGTTGAAGGAACTGTTATGCCTAGAACTATGAGTAAGTGTGAAGTTAAAACTCATTGGATTCTTCAAGGGTGATTTAATTGGATAAAAGAGAAAAAAGAAAAATTTATTTAGAAAATTTATCTAAAAAAGAAGCGGCAAAAGTAGCAAAGGCTAAGAAAGCCGCAGAAAAGAAAGCAAAAGCGGGGGCTAAAAAAGAATCCAAAATTTCCAAATAATTAAATTCCACCAACACCGTTTGTCCGTATGTTGGTAAAGAAGGTGGAGAATATGTTAAATGAAGAAAAAAAATTAGTTAGTGATAAGAGTTTGCTGTTTGCGGCAACTGAGGCCAAAATACACTATCTCAAAATAAGTGAGAAAAGTGACGAGCATTTGAAAATATGGATTAAAGAACCCACTTGGTTGCAAGTTGAGCAAGCGATGGCTTCTGTAATGAAGATTAATGCAAAAACACAAGAAATGGATATTGATTTGAATAATCTCTATCATTATATGATTGATAATTTTATAGAAAAGACTGAACCTAATTTATCTAAAGTTGATTTAATTAGATTAAGTCCTTATCTTGGTTCTCAATTAAAAGATATATTACCCAATCCTCTTCAAGAGTTATCAGGGGATGATACAAAAAACGGAGAATTAGAGAAGCAATAAGGGGTCAAAAGGCTGACCCCCAAATTATTTCTCTAATTACTGTTTATTCGCTATCTAAGGCATTGGCGATAAGCCCATTGGAAATTTATAAAATGCCCGCAACACTAGTTAGAGATTTATTAAGTGTTCATGGAGAGGTCGAAAACTACAAAGCCGAGATGATGGATAGAGAAATGAAGAAGAATAGGTGAGAGTATGTCGGGAACTGTTGATGAAACTAGAAAATCTCTTACTGATTTAAGTCGAATATTAGAAGTAGTTGATAAGCAAACTATTGGGTTTGCTAGAAATATTGCAAATGCCGGTCAGGAAAGTAAAAAATGGACTTTTCTTGCAAGGATTCTTTCCGGTAGCGGCTTATGGAAATTACAGGCACGACTTAGAGCAGTAGCGCAAGCATTTGATTTCTATTTTAAAGCACAAGAAAATGCTATGAAACTTCAGGCTGAAAATCTTGAGGGTCTTGCTCAGTTGCAAGAAGCACAAGAAGGCATTGCGGAAAATCTTGGGGTATTAACCGCCCTTGAAAATAGCCATAACAAAGCATTAACTGGGACACAACAAAAGAATGAGGCAATAACAGGTCAATTTAAATTGTTAAAATCTAGCATGAAACGGGCAAGAGAAGAACTGGGTCTTTCAACAGATGAGGCTATATTAAATAAAAAAGCAACTGAATCATTGAAAGGAAGTTATGTAAGTTTACAAGAAAAATTAACAAAATTGGCTAACCAAAGAGTTAGGGAAATGCAAAAAGTATTATCAAAAGAAGAAAAGTTAGAACTTCAAGAGGCATTAAAGAAAACTAAAAGAGCAATTAAAGACATTGAAGATAATAAAAATATGGTTAAAAGAGCAGAAAAAGACTTAGCAAAACTGAAAAAAGGGGGCAAATCGCCGTGGAAAATCGCTGAGAAACAAGAAAAAATAAAAGAACTAAAAGAACAAAGAAATTTAATAAAACTGCAAGGTGTAAAAGCCAAAACTGGACCACTTAAAATGCAAATGGCCCTGCAAAAAAAATTACTTAGGGGGCCATTTACCAAAATATTACTTGGCGCAATGAAATCACTGAAAATGATGACTTTAGTTCCATTATTTATGAAGTTGAAGAAAATGGGTATTAAAAAAGTGTTAGGCTCAGTTTGGAAAATAGTGAAAATGGCTATTGGGTTTTCTCTTTACTTTATTCTGTTCATAGTAGGGGCATTTTTAATCTTTGCAATAATTAAAAAGATATTTTCTAAAGGAGAAATGATGGCTACGGTTATGGAAACTTTATCGGGAATATTTGAAGGGATGAAAATGACGCTTTCTGGATTTGTAGATATATTTAATGCCTTTTTCGGAGAAGGAACATTTGGTGAAAAATTAAAGACTTTAATGAGTGGCTTTGGAAAAATATTTGGTGGATTAGGAACTATATTATGGTCGGTTGGTTTGGGAATACTTAAATTCGGATTTAAATTTGTTGTTGGTTTTTGGAGCCTAATATTTAAAGGAATTATATTAATATTCTCCAATTTTACTAAAATGGAATTTTGGAGAGATAAAATAATTAAACCTATAAAAGACTGGGTGAACGATTCTGTTATACCGTGGGCCAAAAAATATTTCTCGGATAAAGCCGAGCAAATCAAGCAATTATTTCCCGATTTCTGGACTAAATGGTTAAAACCTAAATTATATGACCCACTTTATACCATATTAAGCGCAGTTAAAACAAAGGTAGAAGATGCTTATAAGTGGATTAAAAATATGGAATGGTGGGCTTCCGGTGGTGTTTCTAAAGGTGGATTAGCAATGGTTGGTGAAAGAGGACCAGAATTGGTTAATTTACCCGCAGGTTCTAGAGTAACATCTGCACCACAAACAAAAAGGATGTTGGGTGGAATTTCTAATACCATCAATGTTAGTGTTAATGGGAGAGTAGGGGCATCCGATTCCGAATTACGGGATATAGCAAAGAAAATAGGAAGAATGGTTAGTGCTGAGATTAATAGAAGCACTTCTTCTTCCACTAATTTGAGGTATTGAAATGGCAACCACATCAAATTTTACCCAAGTTCATCACGTTTGGCTTGATTTAAGTTCTAGAAGTCCATTTACAGATGATGCAGATACAGCCACAATGAAAACATTTGAAACTAATAGAATAGGATTGAAATGTGATACTGTTGCTATTTCCACTGCTAAGAATATCATGGCTTTTCCTACTCCCGCAATAGGTATTGCTACTGGGCATTCTGTTTCATTGGGTTTGGATTTAGGTATGTCTACAAAAAGTGTTAGTTTAAGTGGTATTATTACTGAACAGTTTATCAGCAAACAATTTAAATCAGGAGATTTACCTAAAAGTAAAACAGATAGCACGTTAGATGCTTCCCATGCTGATTATACTTATACTGATAATGATGGTAAATATGTTAAAGTATTTATGACCGCACAAGAAGTTTCACAATTAATGCATTCATATGTTGATGCTTCTTTTATGCAGACTCAACAAAATCTAAACAAATTGATTATTCTTATACCTTCAAGAGTTGGCCCAAATTTCACTTACCATGATAAGGATGAAGCGGGCAATGTATTAACAACAGGTTCAGCAACCGCTTTAGAAAATTGCCCATTGATTCCTTTTAATTATGGCGTTAGAGATAAAGGGTCTAGTAGTAAATTAGATGCTACGAATAGTATTTCTCAAATTAGATTTCCCAAACCAATAGATACTTCAAAAAATATCACTAAGGGTATTTCTGGTTTTGTTCGCTCTTTTGATACTACTTTTGTAGGCGGCCAACCATTTGTAGAGTTTAGTTTATCGTTTGAACTCGCACTCTCTAGTTTGTGATATTATGTCTAATTATAGGATTTATAGTGGAGATAAAAAATCTCTAGTTTTTCCTATATTGGGCGATGGATATGTTCATTTGGATTATAGTAGGCATATACCTAAAGGAACAGATGGATTAGAAGGTAATGATGATGATGCCTACGGTCTTTGGGGGCATAAGAGGGCATTTACCATTGAAGCCATTGCTACACCCTATGATGTGAATGGATTTGGATATAGATTAGGAATAGAATATGGGGCGGATTCAGTTGATGGAACAGGAACACCAGCAATTCACGGCCATTATTCTGCAAGTAATTTAGGAATACCATTTTTAGATAAGTATTATTCTCCTTCAGGTGGTTCAGGAACTTCAACTAATTCTAGAACTGAGGCTTATTTTTCTCAAATAAAAAATTGTGTTTTAGCAATGAATATTGATAATATTGTTACTACTTTTAGAATTAATAATATAGAGAATTTAATTGGTGGTAGTATTCTTAGGATAGGTAGAGAACAGATGTTAATTACCTACATTGTAAAAAAAAGAGGGCAACTTTCAAGTGTGGTTGTAACTAGAGGTCAAAATGGAAGCACTGCTGAATCTCATATCAAAGGAGATATTATTCAATCTGATAATAGACGCAATCATAAAATGACTATTTTTCATAATGAAACTTGCCAATTTTATTTAAAAAATATGACTAGAGGAAATATGAATCAACCTGCTGAATATAAATTAGGCTGTATTATGAAAGGTAAAGACACTAATGGTAATATTAAAACTGTTACTGTTGAAAGTAATACCCCTGCAATTTCCGCATCTAAAGAATATTTTTCAACACCAGTAGTTCAACCAATAGGGGGTCAAAGAGTATTTGGAAAGCCTGTATATTTGAATAAAAATGATAGGATTCGTTATCATAAGATTGTAGATAGTGTTAATCATACTCTTTATTATGATAGGATATATCCTTCATTTACTAGAATTTCAAGTGGAACAGTGACTTTTTCATCTAGTGCTAATACCATAAATAGAACTGATACCACTTGGCCCGCTAGTATGACTTATATTCTAGTGCAAGATTCTGGTAATAATGATGGATATTATAAAGTAACCAGTGGTTCTGGAACAGATACTATAACCGTAGATAGTTCAGTTTGGTCTAATACAAATACGGGTAGTTTATTTACTCAAGAAACTATTTCAAGTGGAACATTAGGTGTTACTGCTATGGTAGTATATTATGGGGTTGTTAATGAAGATAACATTCTATTTTCAACAGGGGGTTCAACACTCGTTGATGTTGAAAATCAAATGTGGATGGGTAAAAATCTTTATAGCCAATTTAATGATTCAAGGTTTTTTTCTGCATCTTTACAACAAACAGAACCTAAATATTTAGGGTTTATTACTGATATTACGGTTGATTCAAGTGGTAATGCAACTGATGAAGTTAGATTGGGTGTTTGTAAATTAATAAAGCCTATTCGTTCATTTGCTGAAACTAAATTATATGTTGATGATTCTTCTAATGTTGAAATTGGAGATATGTTATTAATTGGGGGAATAGAACAAGTTACTGTTACTTCTATTAATGGTAATACTTTAACAGTAACAAGGGCAACTGGTGAATTTCTTGTTACTGTTAAAATAGTAAATACTAATGCAACAGTTACACATGATGCTAATGCTAATATTATAGCAGGATTATCTGTTAGTGGAATAGGAATACCTACTGATACTACTATTGCAAGTATTACAGATTCCACTCATTTTGAGTTAAGTGCCGTTGCTACTGCTAGTGGAACAAATGTAACATTAACATTTTTGGGGGAAGTTACTACTAGTCTTAATGCGTTTGACTTAACAGGTGGTAGTATTGGTGATGAAGAGTATATTACCGATTCTAGAGAAGAAGATGATTTTTCAAGAACTATTTCTAAAAATGTAATAGGTAAAGGTGAATGGTTTAATGGATTTAAATTAGTTGATGGTAGTAATAATTCAGTTGTTAATTCCGAATTATATGGTTTTCATGTTTTAACAGATACTTGGATGGAAAGTGATTATGTTTTAAGGCCGTTTCATTTAGCAATGGCCTATGATGATATAGGACAAAGAATTACTTTATTTCTTGATGGTGCGGAATTAGATGCAAGTATATTTAGTGAAACTGAATTTAGAATACATTCTGTTATTACTGCTGGTAGTGCAACTGCAACCGTTAATACAATAGGTAAACATGGATTGTTAAGTGGGGATATTTCTAACGGAATTTGGATTAGTATTAAAGATACTAGCGTTGCTAATTTAAATGGGGTATGGAAAGTTGTTAGTATAGTTGATGATTATAATTTCACAATTAATGTTGTTAATAGTCTAAGTTCGGCTACTCATACTGATGCAACTGTAAAAGATGTAACTATTAGAACTGTAATGACTTTTGATAATTTTGAATTTGATGCAACAGATTGTTATTTGGGGTCTAATGGTAATGAAGATTTAGGAACAAGAAGGGCATCACAATTTATGGGAGAGTTACATGAATTTTGTATAAGTAAAGAATACAAGGAAACATTTCAATCAATTGATACTTTGTTACCTAATTACAGAAACACATTACTTTATTTTAGATTTGAAGAGGCGAACCTATGACCCGTTGTATATTCCTACAACAATGGTTGGATGTTCAGTCGAAGAAGATTGATACCCATGAAAAGGCAACAGGTATTGATGTTATTACAGGGGTGAAGAAATGACTAGAATAACCAGTAATATCACCAATGTTTATGCAATGAGTAAAGGATTTACTGAGGTTGCCGCTTCAACAACCGCAATTAATACAACCGCCACTAGTGTTAGTAATTATAGTGGTAATTTTCTTGAGAAGGCCACATATAACACTCCCTTGAATCCATTATTAGTTAGAGGGGCAGTTACACCAGATATGGCTGATTTCACTACCCCTGCGAATGTAGAGGCTATCAATAGTTATGAAATACATAAAGCGGATAATGTAACTTTAACTAATATAAAAACAGGAATATATAATTCAAATGGTGGATTTACAGATGCTACTTGTGATTATAATAACGACCCTACCATTACTCACGATGCAAATGCAAGTATAATAGCAGGATTATCTGTTAGTGGAACTGGTATTCCAGCAGGTGCTACTATATCATCAATTACAGATTCCACTCATTTTGAGTTGTCTGCATCTACAACAGGTGGTAGTGTGACTAACGGCACATTAACATTTACTATTCAAACTTATAGTGCTGTAAATAGAATATATCCTAATGAGGCTGTTGTAGATTCTCATTTAAAAAACAAACAGACAACTAAAGGAAATGTATTACAAATGTATGATTATGGCGATGATAGCGGTCAAAGGATGATACATGATAGAACATTACTTAATGAAGTGTTAGACGCAACAGAAACCGTTGTTACAGTAGGTAGCGCAACTGATATTATTGTTGATGATGTGATAATAGTTGATAACGAAGAAATGTTAGTTACTGTGGTTTCTAGTAACGATTTAACTGTAATAAGGGGATATAATAATACAACTGCAACAACTCATCTCGATAATACTCAAGTTTTTGAAAGGCAAAAAATAGATTCTTTATGGGTATTGGTTTATTCCGATGATGCTAATTCTCATCATTTTGCTAAAGTTACGGAAGTATTAGAATTTGATGTATTCGGAGATGCTATTGAATTTTCCCCTTCTATTGGGGTTGATATTCCTAAAGATACTAAATTTGCTATTTTTTCTTCCGAAGTTACAGCCTTTCCTAAAACAGATTCGGATAATCAAACCTTAGTTGCTTGTGGATATGGGTTATTAGGTGGAACTTCTACTACTTTTACAGATGCTACTTGTGATTATAATGATGGAACAACAGTAACCCATGATATTAATTCAAATATAGTAACAGGATTACAAGTTACTGGCACTAGTATTCCAGCAAATGCATATATTGTTAGTATTACAAACACAACTAGTTTTATTTTAAATGAAGCAACTACTGGTGGTTCTCTTAGTAATCAAACCTTAACATTTTCAACTAAACAAGATAACCGCCATTATCTTAACACCCACGTTTCAAGACCATTCTTTTATTTTTTAAATGGAAAGGATAGATTAGAACCTGCAACTAGATATATTTTACGAACTTCTTCTTTTGATGGAACTAATCACACTTACACATATAGCACGTTTCTTACTGAACCGGCATATAGTGGGGATATTATTGATTATGGCCCATACACTATGGAAGCAAGCCTTGTAGATATGTTGTATAAAGCAGACAATCCTGCCGCTATGGATTTTTTAGAATATACTAGTGATTATTTACAATTAACTAATGGTTCTCCAGATACAATTTTACTTGATGGGGGGGGTAGTAATGACGCTAGTTTTGATAATTCTATTACAGATTTAGATGGAACAGAAGGAACTAATTGGGGTTTACTAGGAATATTAAGAGATTCAAGATTTACTCTTTCTGGAGCGCAAGCGGGAATATATTGTATAGATAATGCTACAGATTCTACTGCTACAACTTTAACTATGGATGCCGCAGATTTTGGTGGTGTTTCTACTTCGGATTCTTTAATAATTAGATTTTTAGCCCATGCTGTTGATTTAGACCATAATGAAATGTATGGTGCTTTTAGTAGTGCTGATGCTACTGATACAATAGGGGGCGATACAGTTGGTTATTTCGCTATGGTTAATGCGTTTAGAATGGGTAATAGACCAGATACGGAAGATGCTACTACATATTACGGCTATAAAGAAGGACATACTAGATATATGCATTATACAGACTCTCCTTTAACTAATAATTTAGCCCCTAATATGTTGGAAATGATTGATTATGAATCAGTAACAACCACAGGTGGATATGTCGATATGGTTTTTGCCGACACACAAAAAATACTCGCTAAGAAAATTAAACAAGGAGATGTTTTACAGATTCATCAAGTAGTAAGTAGTGAAGAAGTCGGATTGAATAGACTAGCCAAATTATCCGGCACATTTGAATACGATACCACATTAGGAACTAATCAAATATTAGTAAAAAATTTAGGAAATAATGAGGATATAAGATTCTTATTAGAGTCTTCTATTCCTAATTCTCAAACAGATACTTCAAGTCAATTCGACCCACTATTTGATGCTTTTACAATAGATGTAAGTGGAACTTTATATCATTTTGTTCCAGATAGAATTAGTAATGTAAGTAGTAATACTCAAACAATTACTGTTAAATCTTGGAGAAAAGATACTGATACAGAATTTAAAACTACAACTCTTCAAGCAAATAGTGTTCCTAATTTTACTGGTAATGCTTATAGAAAAAGATACTCTTTCTTAGCAGATAATATAATGACTTCGGAGATACCCATTGATTGTAAAATTAACGGATATAGTTTAGATTATAATGGGGCTTCGGCAGTTCCTACAAATAGAAATGTTACCTCTTTTGAGAATTTATTAGATGTATTAGGAACATCTCTTAAAGTTGGAAATACAATATTAGAAGGGGAAAATGAAAGTCGAATTAATGATATTAATTTGGTATTTAAAGGCGGTCAAATGACGGGTCATAGAATAAAAATATCTTATGGAGATGCCTTCAATTCATTTATTAAATTGCAGACTCATTTAAAAGACGAGCGTTTTTTAGACTTTTACAATAAAACAGACTATAAACCTTTTTCTGATAGGTTATCGGGAATATCTCTATATAATTACCCAATTAATTCAGGCTTAGATGGGGCAGGTAGCCTTTACAGATATAATCTAAATTCTCCGTGGAGCGTAAGCAATACTCATATTAGAGGAATCAATTCTTATATTGATTATTTCCAAGGAACTTTTGATATTGAAAATAAAGTATTTTCTGGATTTGTTGAAAGTGTTGAACAAGTAATTGAAGATGGAATGTTTAAATTGAGAATTAGAGGTAGAAATAATATTTCTAAATTGTTAGGTCCAATTGTAAATAAGGATTATAAATTCACGGAAGATATTATTTATTCAACAGTTGGGCCTATTGAGAATATGGCCCATCTAGGGAAAATGGATTATTTTACAGGTATTAGTGAAGGTGCGGCAGGTAGTGATGGTGGAAATGGTGTTTATGAAGTTGGTAGCACTAGTTTTCAAGTTGATACATATGTTTCCTCTTTATTGTTTGCAATTGCTGTAAATAAAGGAGATTTATTATTTTCTAAAGAAGGCACTTTACTAGGAAGAATACACGCTATAACAGCAGGGTCCAATACTTATAGAATTACGGTAGAAGAAGGAATACCTGTAAGAATGAAAAACGGAGAATCAATTTTTATTACTAAACAAACACCCTCAACAGATATTACCCCCGATGTATTTGAACATCAATCTGGATTAGAAATGCATTATTTAGCAAAAAGAAGTAATACTGTTAGTTTTGCTAAAGCCATGTCCTCTAATCCATTTATTTCAATTAGAGTAAATTCATTATCTGGAACTAGTAATAAAGGAATTATTTTTACTGGTGGTAATTCTTTAACTGATACCACAGATGGCGCACCTGCATTAGAAGGTGGAACTTTAGTAGGAACATCTTCTAGTTCTCATAAATTAGCGAAGGGATATTCCATTCATTCACCAAGTAATATTTATTTTGATTTGCCTTTTTATTGTAATCTTGCTGATGAAATTACAGATAAACACGTTATTGATTTTACTAATCTTAATACTGTTAATTCATTAACAGAATATGATATTTTAAATTTATCTTCCAAAGAAGGAGAAACTATTATTGAAATTGCTCCAATTTGCCCTGCTATTTTAGCAAGAGTAGATAGTAATGAATTAGATGGTAGAGATAAATATTTGAGATTAGCGGTTGAAACTGCAACAGATGTAATTTATTCTGTTGGATATAATGGGCCTATTCATTTTACGGCGGCGGCTTCTGATAATGCGTATCAAAATTTAATGGTTGGAAATATAATTTTCAAATCCGATGGAATAGAAATAGGTAAAATAATAGATATTTCTAGAGCATATACAGAAACTTCTGCCAATGATGATATTGTAATAACATTAGATAAACCATTAACAAGTGCTTTAAATAGTGGGGAAGATTTTTACAAATATCAATATCATAATGATGATTCTAGTTATACTAGATACCATTATAATTCGGGGGGTAATATTAAATTTAAAGCCTCAAATAATGCGACTTTTCTTGGAGATACTTATATGAAAATGAATGTTATTTATAGTGCTGATACTACTGATATAGCGTTTTTCCAAAAATTAAAAACAGGTATGAGAATAGAAATTCAAGGGGCGACTGAGGGTGCAAATAATGGTGTTTTCACTATTGGGAAATATTATGTTAGTGGAAGTGATTATGGGTGGTATGTTTTTCCTAGAAAAATGGCTGGAACTAATTATGCGTCGTCGGGACTTAATAATTTTAAAAATGATACTACGGGCGACCAAACTTGCACAATTAAAATATTAACTGACCATTTTACTCACGGGATGTATTTCTTAAATACTCAAGGGTTAAGTCAAGGTGGTGTTTTAACTTTAACAAATCCTCTTCTTTCTAGTCCTAATTTTGTAGATAATATATGTAAACCTATCCGGTGGGCTGGTAGTCTTTTCCATTATATTACTGATGAGTCTTTAGATATTAAAAGTGGTGGTGTTGCTAGATATAATCCAAACGCTTCTACTAATACTATCTATTCAGATTTTATAGATAGATATGGTAATACTAAGTGGAGATATTTTGGTCTTCAAAAAGGACAATCATTATCTTATATTAATAGAAGAAGAAAAGACGGTCAAATAAAAAATACCTATGCTCAAGAAAAAGGAAAAGTAAATGGTTATGCTACTGCATATCGAATCGCTGATGCAATACATGGTTCTGCTGAAATGTTTCTATATCCATATGGTTATCATAATAATGATTTTTCTTGGGGGGTTAGTTTCTATGATGCACTTCATACTGATTATGTCGATACTTATAATTTTCTTAGTGGGTATCAAAGTGGGGTTTCTGCTAGTGCAGACAGTGATAACATTCGCTTCCATCCCTATTTCTTAGAATATCTTTCTCCAGAATCTAGAGATTTTAGACCAGTAATGGGAAGTAACTTTGCTGATTTAGATAAACATGGAACTTGGCTAACTTCACCTAATACTGCAACTTCTTCTAATTATAATACTCTAAATGTTCCCCGTTATATGCCTCGTTTACATGATAATTTTAGAGGTGGCGATTGGCAAGAAGATATGGAAGCACCGGAAAACCCCGATGATGATAGTATTGCAACATCATCAGCGGCGTATAGCGATGTAAAGAAAGTTACCAATATTAATTTTAATTTAGATCTCGTCCTACTTTGGAATTTGATTATAATACAGACCATGCTACTAGTGATAATACAAACAGAACAGCGATTGCAGAATCACTGTATAATAATTGGGTTAAGATTGGTGGAACTACTGATAGAAATAATAACAGGGCTTTTTATCTTACAAATGATATAGCAAATTTCCCCCCAATAAGAAGAATAAAATTTTCTTCTCCTGATTCTTATGGGGCTACGTTACCACCTTATACTGATTTCATAGACGTTAATGGTTCGGCTACTAATACAACTGGAACTAGTCTTAGCAACCACACAACAGTAGGAGCAGAATCAATTACAACCCTTTATCCACCATGGATTGGTCCTAAAGTAGATGGAATCACAAGAGCAAAAGACCATTGGGAATTGCCCGACCCTAAAACAATGAGATGGTTTATTTTTTCACCAAGCGATATGTTCCCCGATAGTATGGCTAGACAGAATCATATAGGATATTCCGAAACAATTGACTCTACTGCTATTGCAAGAAAATTCACAGATTATAATTTATTGCTTAAAGGGGAAAGTAGTAAGAGCCAAAGTGGGGTTCTACATGAGTATTATGAAGGTAGTTTAGATGATGAATATGAAACAGATGATAATTATGAAACATTACCTATTACTGAGGCATCAATAACCCCTTCACAAATAAAGAGATTTGGATTAATGAGATTAATTGATTGCACTTATGATTGGCATTTTAATTTAATTGACCCTGAAAGATTACCAGATAATATGGAAAAACTTACCACCCCTAATTTTCAATATACTCGTTATCAAGCATTAAGAAAAACCATGCTTTATGCTGGAGATAGAGATAGTAGTTATGATGATAGTTATTCTACTATGGATACAACAGATGAAGATGGAACAGCCATAGACCCAACAGGACAGGTATTAGTAGGAGATAATATATTTACTTATCATGGAAAATATTTAGGAACAGTTACAGCATTAGATAGTAGTAATAAAAAAATAACAGTTGTTCAAAGAATAGAACTTCCTCAAATAAGAAACAGTGGAGAATCTTATCAATATCGAGGACCACTTTATGTTTGCGGCGATGCAACTTTAGCAACTTCAAGTCAAGATAGAGAAGATTCTTATTATCAATTTCACACTAAAGGGCGAGGTGGATTAAATACTTTTACTGAGGTGGATTCTTCAGTTCCAACAAATATGTTACAAATGATGATTAATGCTTCTTACCATAAGCAACATATCACTCAAACAGATTATCAACAAGTTCCCTATGGTGCAATAACTGGGGCTAGTGGAGCAACTGGAACAGCAATAATATATGATTCCACAAATTTAGACCAAAACATATCGGCGTGTAAATTTTTATCACATTTTAATGAAAACTTTTCTGCATTTCATAATCATGGGGGAATAGACAGTTTGTTATTAACACCCACTGTTTCTTTGCCGCCAGCCTTTCAAACATTTTATTCAAAACATACTGTTGCTAGCGAACCCGAAAAAACAATTAATGTTATGCAATCCAAAGAATATCTTGTTAATAAAACAGAAGGTTCAGCCACTAATAATGGACTTGCAACTGAATATTCTCATGTTTCTAATATTTTACAATGGATTCAAGATGGTGGAAACCCATATTGGAATTGTGATGTTGTTAGTTTAGCGAGATATAATATAGAAAATAGTAATGGTATTCAAGTTCCTATTGGTGGTAAAATTAAAATTAGAGGTGCATACATACTAGGAGATGATTCTGGAACGGCTAGGTCTATTACCACAGATTTTCCTTATTCAAAACCGGCTAGAACTGGAACCCCTACTGGGGTTGATTTAGCAAAACAAAAATATGGTGATGGTTTTGGTGGATTAACCTCAGCCTATGGTAATGTAAATAGTGGAGAATATTCATTTTTGGCTACTCATGGGTATTCCACTTGGGGGTTTGCTACTTATAATGCAGATTCTATAACCGCTGATACTACTTATTTTGATAGTAATTATGCTAGTTATGTGGCTGATGGAATTTTTGGGGCATTTATACCTAATTTATATTTAAGAAGGTTGGAAAGCACAGAAATTACAGATGGAACAGTGAGTGAAACTTCGGAAGGAACTATAATTTTTGATTCTATAAATGGTAATACTAAAATGGGAATAATTAGAATTGAAATAGATGCTACTAGTTCTACTAATGATAATCCATTTTTAAATTTTGTAGATTTAACAGGTATGTATTTAGTTGCTAATGTGGGGTATATGCATGGGCATCCAACTGCTTCTGTTGATTATCGCCCTTTTAGAAATAATGGTGTTTATGATGAAATAAGTTACAGTTCAGAATCAGTAATTTTTAATCCTTCTTTATTAAATATATATGAAAATGATGGACTTTTTAATACCTCTATGAATGATGCTATGGTAGACCCAAAACACATATTGTATGTGCATGAACATAGAAGAAATGTTACAGGTAAAGTAGTGGCTCATGAATTATTAATAGATAATATACCTATTAATAGTGCAGGGATTGACCCATTTTTTGCTGATAATTATAGAATTATGCGACCAGCCGAGCATTGTTTTTGGAAAGATAGCCCCACTGAAATTAAAATTAATACCTTATCTTCCCAAACTACAAAAATGCCTCAAGAAAATAATATGTATAAATCTATTCCATCTTTAACTAGAGTAAATCAAGCAGGGGAATTTAGTGCTGGAAGCACTAACGATATCAACTACATTACTGGAACTGTTGTAAAAGGTAAAATAGGAAAAAATGAAGCAGTTATGTCTATGTATGTAGCAATTGATATGGATTCTCGCCATGCTCAACATAAAACCCTTACTGGAACAGTTTCAATTACTAAGGGAACATATGTAGTTGCGGGAAGTTCAACATTATTTACCACTGAATTACAAGTTGGAGATATGATTAAACTATCTAATCAAAATTGCTATATCAAAGAAATAGCCAGCAATACAGCCTTAACTCTCGCTAGTAAATTTGTCTGCACTACGTTATCAGGGGCAACTGCTACACTATGGAATAATAAATTCACAGTATTGCGAGATTATATCCATTTATTCAATCCTACTGGAAATAGAAATACTTTTAAAAGCGGTTCAGCATATACTATGTTATTAACAGATGGGATTTCAAAACAGAAAATGTCTATGTCGGTTGAAGCAGATTATTGGGATAGTAGAGCATTATGTAAATTATCTCTTGGAACTAAATTTGAAAATGATATGTTAGGAATTGTT